CAAAAAATTACTTAATCGGCCTTGCAGTAACACTTTTTTTAGATCTGGATCATTTAATCAACTATTTTATGTACAAGGGCATTGGGTTTAATGTCTCGGAATTTTTGTCCGGCATTCTGCCTGCGAGAATCAAATAAATCGTGCGGGTAAAAGAAGGTACCTCGGCAAGTTTGGTAAGGTCATACCCGTAAACATACGGCTTGCCGTCATGATGCGTAGAAATTGAAGTTCTATATGCTTCAGATAAATCTGCTATACCTTCCCAATAATGAACATACTTAACACTGCCATTTAAATCAGCTCCATTTCCTAATTCATTTACCATAATACCAAATCCTCTATCTCCAAATTCTGCAGCATCGGTATAGAATTGTGGATTAGTAGAGAAAGTGCTTAATGTATTATTCCAATATAATCCCGAAGCACCAGTGCTAACTGTTCCAGCTTTAATATTACCTATAATATCTAACTTCTCACTTGGCGCTGCCGTCCCGATGCCGACTGAACCATCTGTTTTTACTGTGATGAATGGATTTGTGCCAGGAGTTGAGCCATCTCCTATCTGGAATAGGTCATCGTCAACGCCATCACTGTCTGATGTATTGCCTATCCAGAAATCAGTATCTGTTGTGGCGGCTTCGTTCAAGATTATGGCGGGGTCGGTAGATGTTATCGTTAGATTACCACCCGATGTGATTGTCCCTGAAGCATCGAATGCCCCAGTCACTGAAAGGGCGGCATCGAAAAGAAAATCTGTCCCATCATAATTGAGTGTCTTATCTCCGCTGGCATTATTGAAGGTAAAGGTAGTACCCTGAGTGCCATCAAAGGCTGCCCCAGAGGTTACGTCTCCGACGGAGGTGATGTCGCCTGAAGAACCACCGGAAACATCGATAACACCATCTGCATCTACTTTAATGGGAACAATCGCCCCATTGTTATTTCCATAAAGGACAACAGACCCGGCATCGCGTGAAGAGGATTCATTTTTGGCAAAACATGGAGCGCTTAAAAGAAACACAAAAAAGAAAATTGTAATCTGTTTCATTAATTGGTTTGAAGAACGCCGTTGGAATCAACTTTTATAGCTACCAAAGAACCACCATCATAACCATATCCAACAACTGATTCCGCGTCAGAAGATCCCTGTTCACTTTTTGCGAAAACAAAATAAGTGCTCCCAAGAATGAAACCAATGACGAAACCAATGAGTATTTTTTTCATTAACTGAATGACCTCGCTGGGTTACCATCGTTTCCGTATTTTGATTTTAGCCAATAATCATCAATCACTTCTTGATGTGTCCCCGTTTGAGATTCTTCAGCCATCGCCGCCGGAAGTGATATTTCTTGATACTTCGTAAGGAACGCTTCTGCCTTTGTTGCTGAATTTAGGATCGTAAAACATATATCAGAACAAAGTTTATCGATGAAAGCCGCCATTGCTTTAGGTCTCCAAAGACCAACTTCTGTCTGGTCAAAAGTAGCCAAGGTCCCAAGGCTAGCTGTATTCGAAATTATGTACCCACCCTCTTCGCGCCAGATAGCCTCAATGTCTGACATCTGCCAGATTCTTAAAGCACTGGCTGGTCTGGTATAGGCGTAGGCTTCTTCATCATGTAACCATGCAATAGAGGCCGTAGCAACCGTGGCAAGCATTGATCTGGTGAGAGCGAAGGTCCAGCGACACTCGGTAAGAAAACCTTGTCTGGCAGTCTCGTAAACCGCATTTAAAGCCCTTGCGTTGGCGCTGTCATCCGTTAAGGCAGTGATAGGCGAGGCTCCGCACAAGACAAGTGCGTGATTACAGATCCCAATGGTTGTGTATGTTGCCATGATTTCTCCTTGTGAAGTCCGGCAGAGAGGTGATTAAGCCCCCCTGCCGACCCTCATTTCTTATGTATAACGAACGATGGTCTTGACAGTTCCAGTCGTCATCGTCCAGTTATTCAGTTTGACCGCGATGGTCGTCTGAGTACCGGAAGTGACACCCTGGAAACCAGCAAGAACCCCAACGAATGCCAACGAACCGCTAGTCGGCGTTGCCCCTGGCGCACTGCTTCCAGGAAGAACAATACTCGTCCTGGTAAGATTATGAGTCAATGTCGTTGCCGCCATGAAGTTCGTAACACCCGTTGCCACTAAATCATCAGTCGCGTCTACGGAATAGCCTATTGACACCGTCCCTGAAGTTTGGGAGGCGGTCGAATAGATTTCGCAAACGATACCAGTGATCTTCTTGTTCGCAGGAAGTTTAGCGATATGGATTGTGTCATTGGTCCCGGTGAAAGCCATTGTGTAGCTGTCAATCCAGACCTTTTCCACGGTCTTAATATAGCCATCAGCGATAACATTATCGCCTGATCCTCCAGCGTCGTACTTCGTTACATTACCCGCTTTAACTGTCATGACTTACTCCTCTCCCCTATAGGGAATTACTCACTCGTTAAGTCGACTTGAACCACACGTGCTTCTTCCAGACGAACCGCCCCGATATTAAGCTCGTAGTAGACCTGCCATGAATAGGACAAGTCAGTACGTTCGTCAGTCCTCACCAAAGGTTCAGACCCCATCGCAAAGGCCATACCATAACGCTGAGAAGCAAAACAGCTTGTGATCGTGCCTGAAGACGAGAGTTGATTTGAGACGATCCACTTGAAGCCCATCCAGGTGTCAATATCCCCACGGACAAGGGCTTTGACAGCCGCGTAGTCCGAAGAGGTTGCCTGAGTGGTATTCAGCAGAGCGTCCATACCTTGAGGGCTCACAACAAAGAAACGATCCTCCGGTTCCACGTCTTCCAGATCAAGCACTCTCTTGACATTGCGAACTCTTGCGAACGTTAAGGTCGCAGGGGTTCCTGTCGTGGAGCCAGTCGGGTTTACGTGGGCCGATATTGCGGTCGTTCCAAGCGTGATCGAGGTTGAACCAGTCTCGCCTGTATTCGCCGTTGCCAAGATCCTTTGGGCAATGATCGTATCGATCTGTCGTCCAAGAGACTGCGCTGCAGCGATGGTATAAGCTGATCTGGGGTCGGACAACATCCTGAGTTCATCACCACGGTCGAGCATTCGATTATCGTGGTAATCAACCATCGTACCTTGCCGTCTGGCGAGGTTCGGATCGTTGTTCGGGGTTTGGACATTTCGTCCGCCTTTTGTTGACATCGACCATTGGCCAATTTGGTCTTGATAGAAGACCTTCGCTTTGACGTTTGGTTTGATGTAAACGATAGGCATAAGCTTAGAATATTTGCTCTGAGCTAACTGCATAATATTCTGAGCATACGCTTGCGCATATACGTTACTTGGGGTATCTGCCATTTTTATTGTTTGAGATACTCCGTAGCTCTCGCTAATATCAGTTCGTTATCCCTGTTCTTTTCTTTGAAGCCGTCTGACTTCTGTGAGAACCACTTTCTCTCAACCCTCCTGTTTTTTTAGAGTTAAACCAAGCTTGGGATTTGGTTGTCCCCACTCTAGGAGGGCCGCATCTTACGCGAACCTTTGCCAGGTCGTTGCAGATTATCTGGCCGAACACTAAAGACGAAAGAGGGCTTTCGCTTATCCCTTTTGTCTTCTTGAAACTCCAATCAACGAATTAACGTAATCAATCGCTCTGTCTCTTTCACCCTGTGAAGCCTTCTCATTGTTATACGGATGCTTCGGGTCCATGCGGATCGCATCTATTTCACGTTGCGCCTCTTCAGGGGTAAGTGAGTGCCTTTGGTACTTAAACTCCCCGATCTTATTCTCGGCGAACTGATCACCTATTTTGGCCAAGAATTTTGTCCCTCGGGGGTCTGCACTTAACGTCGCAGTAATAAAATCATTAGTTTCCTGATTCTCAGAGAATTTGTTAATGACCATTTGCCCAAGCTCTACCTTGGACTGATAAGCATCACCCCATTCGCCGCGCATCTGGTTGATAAGACCAGTCAACTTTTCCTCTTGGTCTTTCAGAGCCTTTGCGTAGGCCTGTTTGGTCATTTCAGTATAGGCACCCCATAAGCCTTTCGCGGCCTCTGGAGTAAGTTTGTTCTGATGGACTATCTCGGAGAACTTGGCCTTATCAAAGGATAGTCCTTTCATTGTCGCCGGGATCTCTGCATCCGGCA